CCGCCCCCATAAATATAAATAAAGCCGCCCGCGTTGTTATTGATAGTTGCCCCGCTGTCGTTGTAGATATTGCCGCCCCCATAAATATAAATAAAGCCGCCCGCGTTGTTGTTGATTGTGCAGCCAATGTTATTGGTAAGTGTGCCAACATTTTCAAATGTCCCGCCACTATTATTGGTAAATGTCCCGCCATAAGTGTTATTAATTGAACCGCCACTAGCGTTAGCAAATGTGCCAATGTTGATAATTGTGGAATAGTTGTAAATTGTGCCGGCATAATTGTTAGTAATTGTTCCGCTATTTTCATTATTGATTGTGCTATTACTAATGTTTTGAATTGAAGCACCATTTTTATTATCAATTGTACCAATGTTTGTAATTAAACCAAAATTTTTGTTAGTAATAAAGTTATTGTTAGTAATAGTGGCATTATTATTAATTGTTCCACCATTGTTAGTAATTGTGCTACTAGGTATATTATTAATTATGCCACTATTCGTTAATGTTTGCCTTATATTAATCTGTAAGTTAGTACCACCTGGTATATTTAATATTTGACACTTAGTAATAGTCTGGTTGCCATTTAATGTATAAGTATCCACACCATCAAATGTAGCAATACTCCCAATATCAATTGCGACGGGAATACAAGGAGTAGGAGTAGGAGTAGGAGTAGGAGTAGGAGTAGGAGTAGAAGTAGGAGTAGAAGTAGGAGTGTAACATCTACCACATCCATAAGCTCTTCTATCATTTGCTAATCCAGAGCGTTTTTTTCCTGCCATTATATAATATATAATATAATTTAAAATATTTATGATGTAAATATAATAAGTTAAAAATGGAAACTACATTTGATTTTACTACCATTGATAATGAATATATGTATAATATGAATTCAACTACGATTATACATATAAAAAGAATAAATAATAGTGTTGCTATATTATACTTTACAGATGAAATGAGTAACAAAATAAATATACCGAATGATATACTAGTGTATACATTTGATAATCAAACAAATAAAAAAATGATACAGAATGCTAGTAATCAATATTATCCTTTATGTTGGACGGATGATTATATAGTTGAATTACATAAAAATGTAGTAATAAATATAAAAAATCAAAGAAAATGGAATATTACATCATAACATTCGGCATTGGAACCAACTATATATAATAAAACAACTTAAAGAACACTCTACTCTTTATATCCTTTTTACACAAACTATTATATTCTCGGGAAACCATCTATATTCTCGGGACAAATGTCTCTCCAAACGCATTCATCGCCTCAATACGTTTGATGGTCTTGTCTAAATTGTCCGTCTTTTTGTTCAAAAACAGGTAATCCGTATTGGGACTATGTTCATTTTCCTTGATCTGCATGTAAATAACGTCTATTTTTCCCAGAATCGATGCAAGTTGTTCCTTGTCTCTCTCTTTGATGATTTCCTCTTCCAAGGACACATTTTCCACCAACAATTCCACCACAAAATACAAAATATATTTCCTTTTTCTGCTTGTATTTGCACCCATGTATTTCAACGTAAACAAATTCAGCAGACTATGGATGATTTTGACAATCAATTTATGCTGATTCTCTGCTTCTCTCAAAAAAATGGACCAAATGATCCAGACCACTTCCTTTTGGAATTTGCCATCAATGGGCATCTTCTCTCGCCTAGCACAATCCAATACTTGTTTGCTGTTTTTACAAGCCAATTCATAATTCAACAACCATTCAATCCAATAGCAAGCATTCAACGAATTCTTCCCTTGATTAGACAAATGAAACGCCAATTCATTGACGGCAATGAATATTTCTTTTGGATCTTCCTGCAACATGATTTCGCACGCAAAACTAATATCGGGAGCTTTGAAGGTATCAATCAGTTGTGACAAATCAAATTGATTGGACTTGATTTTAATGTCTTCAAAACTATGTTTTCTTTTGGAATAGCACAAGATGCAAATGATTTCGCTAAACAATTTCCTGATTTTGCTGTGATTTCTCATTCGGATTTCATTGTTTACGTATCCCGATTTGACCATTTCTTTAAATTGTTGAAAACGCAAATCAATATAAATAGACAATTTAGGATTCCCGATATGAATGTGATAACTATAAAAAAACAAGATGATTTCCCACAGATCATTGAAATGTCCAGCACAAATGAATTCTGCAGTCCAATAAATGGAGGGTTCAATTTTCGAATTCACCAAATTGTTTAGTAATTCTTTTTTCACTTGCGATTTGTTGAATCCAGAAAATGTCATGTTTCTAAAATCTTTTTGAAGACGTACATCATTGATTTCCGTATTTTCTGGACTAGCATTCATATATTCCTTCCACTTTTTCTTTATCCAGATTATAACACTTTTTTTTTCAAAAAAGGAATCGGATAAAATATCTATAATACATATAAGAATCCCAGGATATGGCAACTATCTCTAAAATGTTTAAATCAACCAAAATGCCCAAAATGCCCAAAGTAGACGATCTAGTTTCCACCTATCAAAAAATGTCTATATGGGGAAAACTGATCCTCTTCATTTTTCTTTTCCTGATTGTCATTACCTTCTTTAAGTGGATGAATCGACACAGGAAAAAAGAGGGATTTCAACAAAATGACGATTTTGTTTTTCAATCGGGGGGCAACATTTATGACTCTTTTTATGCAGACATTTATGATTTTTTGGTGTATAGCAATTTAAAAGACGATTATGAAATTGGACAAATCATTAACAAAACATCGCCCACATCTCAAAGTGTCATATTGGATGTCGGATCTGGAACAGGACATCATGTCGCTTTATTGGCCGACAAAGGCTACAATGTCACAGGAATCGACCATTCAGAATACATGGTTGCCAAAGCCAAAGCCAATTATCCACAATACAATTTCATGAAGGGAGATATTATGCATGCCAATCAATTCCATCCAGCATCCTTTACTCATATTCTCTGCATGTATTTCACCATTTATTATTTAGAAAACAAGATGCAGTTTTTCAGCAATACATATAATCTTTTGATGCCAGGCGGATATTTGATCGTGCATTTAGTCGACCGAGATATGTTTGACCCCATTCTCCCTCCATCCAATCCCTTGTTGGTATTGTCCCCGCAAAGATATGCCAAAAAACGCATTACTCACAGCAAAGTCAATTTCGACGAATTCAAATACGAAGCCAATTTCGATTTAAACAACAATCAAGCCGTCTTTTTGGAGAAATTTCAAAACAAAGACACGGGTAAAGTATTTCGCAAAAACGAACATTTGTTTTATATGGAGACCACGGATCAAATAGTGGGAATGGCACAAGACGCGGGATTCATCGTGCAAGGTATCATCGATTTGATTCATACAGGATATGAATATCAATATTTGTATTTATTTCAAAAACCGGAATAAACTTTACAATTTACTTTTATCAATAGTAAATACAATATCATCATAACGATTTTTATTGGGTCTTAAATCATATACTTTGATATAGGGTTGTAACTCTTCTGACACTTCACTTTTTAGTATATCAATCCAATCCCATGATTGAACATCTTCTATTATCAAAATTCCATCATCCGTCATTATTTTCGAATACAAGTGTATAAATTGTTTCATACTTTCTAAACTATGAGGTCCATCATCCAACATGAAATCAAATTTGATATTTTTATCTAAAAAATGACTTGTAAAAAAATCATTATTATATGCATCCGTTGACGTATATAAAATAATGCTTTCTTTATCCTTGATACCTTCCCAAACATTATTTGTATCCATAACATCCAAACCATAAACATTTGCATTGATAAAAAAATTACTCCATAATTTTATACTTCCACCACGATCTATTCCAACTTCCAATACATTTTGTGCCGATTCTTTTTTACTACATAATAATGTCTGATACAATTCCAAATAAGAATGTGTAGTATTTTTATCTGTTCTCGAATTATCTACTAATTCAATCAAACTCATATATATATATTTCTATTGTTCTACCATTTAAATTATTTATTCCGTAATAATATACTATTTTTAATTCTAAACATATTATATTGTCAATAAAAATCCATACTCCAGACCCAAAGATGCAGCAAGTCTATCAATTTTTCCATAACTATTATCAGCCCATTTCGTATTTCTTTTATGCTATCCTAGTGATTTCTATCCTGTTTCTCACCCTTTTCTCTCTGTATGCAAGATTCAAATTCAAATTCTGGAGAGAACAACCCGTATTTCACATCTATGATTTGCATTATTATTTGTTTGCTCCAGGCATTATTCGAGATACGCTGCCTGAGAAAAACAAATATTGTAATTTCAAAGACATTGAAACGAGGCCATTCACGGATGTATCTCCTTTAAAAATCAAACTTTTTGTTCAATTCATCAAACAACATTACCTGCAGAACAAGGAAAATGTATTTGACCCGAGAGAAGACCATATTCTACCTTATATGAAGGGCCACAATGCTCCCTGTTTTCTTTCTCTCTATTATCAAGAGGAATTATTGATGGATACAAAAACCAATACCAGTATAATGGATCGCAAGATCATCGCTTCTATGACATCTAGACCCGTGAATCTTTCTATTCCTGGTTTCTCTCAAATACAAGCCTATTATGTCGATTATTTGTGCGTGGACAAATGGAAACGGAAGCAAGGAATAGCCGAACAAATGATTCAAACACATCATTATACCCAATCTCATTCCAATAAAAACATGGTTGTTTCTCTCTTCAAGAGAGAAGGTGTGCTGACAGGGATTGTGCCGTTATGTGTCTATACTACTTCTTGTTTCCCTATGAAAGGGTGGAGAAAACCAGCAAACATACTTGATGTCTTTTCTCTCTTGGAAGTCAATCAAAGCAACATAGGTTATTTGATTGAATTTATGAAAAGTGCATTAGAAAAAAAAACGTTTGATATCATGATTCTCTCGGAATATTCCAATCTCTTGGAATTGTGCAACACAGAGAATGTCTTTGTCTATATATTGCTAAACAAAGCAACCAATCAAATGGAAGCCGTCTATTTTTTCAGAAAAACATGCACCTTTATTGAAAAAAAAGCCGAAGTGCTTACTTGTTTTGCTTCCATAGTTAGCGGGGAATGCGACAAAAATATATTTGTTCATGCGTTCAAAGTAGCTCTTTGGAAAATCAAAGAAAAAAATCCTGGATTTCAATATTTGGCGGTTGAAAAGATATCGCATAATGATATTCTTGTTGATAATTTGAAAAAGAAAACAATTCCTTGTATTGAGATGCCTTGTGCCTATTTCTTTTACAATTTTGCTTATCCAACATTCAACCCGCAAAAAGTGTTGATTATTTGCTAGAGTTGGCTTTTGCTTTGGCTTCTCTCGAATCCATTCTTTTTATCGGGTATATTTGCCTACACGTGCAAAACTATCCACAATAAAAATGAGAAAAATGCCTAAAAAGCAATACAAAATAATTTCTTCCGTGACATTTTGTGTTTTTTCATCCTGGTGCTGTTCTAGCAAATTAATCATATAATTGAGTTTTTGGAGTAACAAAGAATGCGGATCATTTTGAGAAGAAGAGATGGTAGAATTCATATTGGTATTTGGATAATAGGGCATATTAGGGGGTGTTGATTTGTATAAAGATTGATAATTGGGAATGAATTGTTTGTAATAATCTTCTACATCTGTATTGCCAGGATAATTCGAATTGAATATAGGACTAGCAGAACCAGGTTTAGTCGATCCATCCATCACATTTTGAGGGATTTGATAATTGTCTCTAGAATTGGGTTGAACGGCATCATTTTGCAATAAATACAAATCAGAATTGCTTACATAATTGATTTTGGCATTGGGTGGAAATTCTTTGGGTTTTTCTTGTTCTCTCAATTGTGTTTGTAAAACGCCTACAGAAGTAGGTGGAGGAGGAGGGGTAAAATCAGCCAAATCGTCGTTTTCTTCGGGTAAATTTTGAATCGCTTGCATAGTTTGTAAAACAGAATTGACTTTTTCACTATAATTTTGTTTGGGTATATTCCTCTGTGTTTTGTTATTTGTATTTTTTTTCCTAGGAGGTCCATCATTTTCATTATTTAATAAATCATTTTCATTATTATCGAATGGAGCAGCATACATTGCTAAAGACATTAGATTCTATTCTTAATAAAATGAAAGATAATAAAAAAGAATTTGTTCGTAAAATATATTGGTGTATATATATAAAAATGACATCTCCAATTCAAAAAATATTAACCTATCTTTTAGTCTTTAGTATTGCTTATTATAATACCACTTTAGCAATTGTGGCGTTCCTTTTGATTAATTATTTTATACAAACGGATTCTATCATTGGAATCATTGTCTTCATTATAATAATCATTTCTCTCAAGTATTTAGTATTTCAAGAGGGATTTCAAGGTGCAGTAGAAAAGACTACAACACCAGCAACAAGTCCAGCAACAGCAACAAGTCCAGCAACAGCAGTATCTACTGCCTTAGCATCTATATCTGGAAAAGCTTCAACAAATTCAGCAACAGCTCCGGTAACAGGATCAATAAAAATACCACAAACGGATGAGGAGGTTCATAACGAATTATTACTATTACAACAAGCAGGTAAATTTACAAAAAAACCAACAACAACAACGCCAACACCTGTGACACCAACAACAACAACATCAGCAAAACCTATACCTGTAACACCAGAATCAAAAGCAGCAGCAGCACCAACAAAAGAATTAGCAACTGCACCAGTAAAACAAGGATTTACCAATATGAGTTCCAGTATCAATCAATTAGGAGATAGAATGATTACTGCAGAAGAAAATATTCGCCCTCAATCCTCTTATGCCATGATCAACATATCACAGAAACATCCTTTATACGGATCTATGGAACCATTGCCTAATTGGGGAGGAAAAGACGGATTCACTAGTTGCAATAGTGCTTGTTGAACTCTCTCGAGTGTATAAGCTAGAGTGTATAAGCAAATAAATATTATATTTTTCGGAAAAAGACAAATATAATAACCAAAGAAGAGCATCTTTTTTTTTATCAAGATAATATATGGTATCTAGAAAAAAAACAAAAATTCCATCAATATCTACAACAAAAACAGCTTCAGGAGTAGGAGCACCAGGAGCAGGAATACCAGGAGCACCAGGACATCCAGGAGCACCCAGTTCAGGGGGATTTCCTTTTGCATCACAAGCCCAACAACATTATTCATCACCCCTGCCGAAAAATGTATTTATGCGTATCTTTCATTATCTTCATGGACATATATTGTATTTAAACAACAGCAAATTTTTTGCAGGTGTCATTATGATTATGCTCAATATCGGGTCAAAATTTATATCTGTGCAATTTAGTAAATCCACAGAAGAATATTTGAAATATACATTAAGCAAACAAGTGTTGGTCTTTGCCATGGTTTGGATGGCCACGAGAGACATTTATACTGCTTTAGGATTAACGGCTGTTTTTATTATTTTATCGGAATATATATTCAACGAAGAAAGTTCGTATTGTGTAGTGCCTCATCACAAACGTGTATTGAAATTGAAAAAAGCAATAGATACCAACAATGATGGTGTGATTTCGGAATCAGAAATCAATTCAGCCATTGCCACCTTAGAAAAGGCCAAGAAGGAAAAGGAAAAAAAGACACAAAAAGAATTGTTTTACAAATATTATGATTATCAAAATGTAGAAGATACCAGTTCTTTATCTAATTTGGCAGCACAAAATGATTTGCCTCCTACCAATCCATAATTTTTGTTGTGTTATGCAGTAAAATACAATATAATAAACGTAATAATCAACACATTGATGGCTCCGTGATTATGAACTTCTATATCTTCCCAATCGTATTTTGTATTGAACAAAATGTCCAAAAAATCAATACCAAAATTTGTATTGTCATCTACGTGATGGTCTCGATGAGTGGTCGGTTTTATATATACATAATTTATATTGTGAATGGTTGCATAAAAAAATGCCCAGAGAATAATGACACGAATATCCATCCATTTAATCAATAACACAAGCAATAATCCTTGTGTAAAAACATTGTTTACAAATTCATATATGATGTATTTTATTTGTTTATTAATACTCAAATCATGATGTTTTTTATGATGAAATTCCCAAAAATCCAATGAATAGGTTAATAATTGATTGGTATATGGATTCCTAGTTAAAATATTCTCTTTGAACATATAGACCTGTTTGAAATCAATTCGATGTGATATGTAATGAGTTAAATGACCTATGGTACTGATGGTTAAGAAAGATGAAAATAATTGAATATACGATGATTTGTTGTTTTTGCTTTGTTTGAATAAATATAAGGAAAAAAGAATGGCAATGAAAAAGAGATAATTTTTGGATATACTTTCCCATAATTTTTTCAATTGTATTTTTTGTATTTCTTCTAAATTACTTGACTTTGTTTTTGTTTCCGTTTTTGTTTTTGTTTTTGTTTCCGTTTTTGGATTCTTTTTTTTACATTTTGTATTTGAATTAGACGACATCTTGGATATTTGGGAGATTCAGTTATTTTATCCAGATATTTTTATAATTGTGTAGAAACTAAATAATAATTATAAAATTAAATATTATAATTATTATGTCTAATAATACTCTGAAAAAACAATTAAAAAATCAACTGAAAAATTTTCTTACAAAAATAGTGGAATACATAAAAAAAGGAAGACTATCAGAAAAAAGTATTGGAATGATGATTCGAGTGTTTCATTTTGTTGCACCGAGAGATATTTTTTTAATCATATTATTGGCACCTCAATTCTATTGCAATATTGTGATGGTTTTTTTTATTTTTGTTTCCGTCATGTTTTATACATTTGATAGTTGTTTCTTAACTATTTTAGAAGAAACACTCTGTCAAGATAATTTCACTTTGATGGATCCCTCTTTGGAACTATTAAATTTTGAAGTCAACAATAAAAATAGATTTACCATTTCCGTTTTTTCAGGAATTATATATATTCTCGTTATCATCTCTATTTATTATTACCGGTTTTTTTATTCAAGCAAACAAATACAAGAAATAATAATTCCTCAACCCAATTTAGATATCCAAACTTAATGTATTTTTGTCACTCTTTTGACGACGTCGACTCTTTTTTGGCATGTTTCCTTCTCCCATCAATTCTTTCATATCCGATATACTGATAGTGCTATCATTTGTCATTTGTCCTTGTCCTTGTCCTGCAAATGCAGATGCAGCTCCCGATGGTTGAGAACCAGCACCCACTTGAATATTGATGGTCTTGGTTTTTAATCCCGAGAGAATATCCGAAATATCCGAGGGTCCGCGCATTTCTGCACGGGAATTTTGCGGAACAACGCGTTCCTGGAAAGGAGGCAATCCGGATCCATTCGTGGGGCGCATTGATTTTTCCTCACGAATAGAAGAGGAGGACGAGGATCCATTGGATCGTTCTTGAAATTGAATTCCATCATTGATATTACTACGATCCGAATAAGAACTGCGTCCCATACTACTCGCACTAGCACTATTGTTTCCTGGTCTGGATCCTGAAGTGGCATATTCTTTGGTTGCCATGGCTGGGGGTGGTCCTCCACCAAGATCGTCTTGGTTCATCATATTGTTTACAAATCCGGAAAATCCAGGACTTGATTGTGACATGGAATTCACTGCAGCCGATTGGAACTGACGCATTAAATCTGGATTTTGACGCAATATATCATCCATTCCTGGCATGGCCGATTTAAACATTGTATTGGACATGTGAATCATCATTGCAGAACCTCCCAATTGGAACAACAATTTTAATTCCGGTGCCATAGAAGCACGTGTCTTGTATTTTTCATACAATTCACCGAAAATTTCATCATAATCCGTCATATTTTCATTGACTTGGTCACTCCATCCATCCAATTTGATATCAAAAGGATCAAACCGATTGTTCAAAAACTCGATTCCATTGATACAAGCCATCAACATATTGCCTTGAAATTTCACGGAATTCAATCGTTTCTTTTCCTCCATAATCATTTCATATTCTCCCTGCATTTCTGCAAGTGGAGAATCCATGGAATATTTTTTCGTCAAATTGATCCCTTTGCTTTCCAAGGTTTCCAATTTTCGCAAATATTTGAATTTCTCTCTTAATAATTCTTCTTTGGACATTTGAGGCGAAGCACTTGTTGGAACCTTGTCTGGATTGATGGGAATATTATTGAATTTACCATATCCATCCCATGTATTGTTTTCATTGCTTGTATTTGCAGTGGCTTGACCAATATTTTGGGGTTCTGAATCAAATCCAGAAGATGATTCACCAAATCGAACTGATTGTTTCTGTGAATCATTGTTGAAAAAAAAATCTGGTTTATTTGTATGACTTGTATTTTCCTCATTTACTAAATCATTCAATTCGCTTTCCAAAATATTCAAATCTTCAATATCGATATCACTCGATAATTTTATATTTTCCTTTTTTTTGTCATTCATCAATAATTCAATCCCTGAACCAAAACTGGAACTTGGACCTGTGCTAGAGGATGCTCCCCATTCTACATTTTCATTGAAACTTGATAATTCAATTATATCAGAATCCATAATTGTTATTTAATAAGGATATATAATTTTAAGTTCTATTTTATACGAATTCTTATTTACACAAATGTTTTTCCATATACCAAATTCCTTGCAAATAACTATCTGCTAAATCATCTTTTTTTGCATGACTTGTAAAAAAGGGTTTCCATAATTCAGCTTCGGAAGGAACAACGTTTAATAGTTCTATACATTTTTGAATTCCCATCTTTTTTCTCTCACTATATTCTGTTTTCTCTTTGGATTCCTTATTTTCGCTTTCCTTATTTTCGCTTTCCTTATTTTCGCTTTCCTTATCACTATCTTCCACTATTGTAGAACACGATTTTTTCAATTTATTGGATGCAGAAATAAACTCAATTCGAATATCTGGTTTTTTCATGATGAAATATTGCATGACAATGCATTGAATACATTTCATACGATTTGCAATAGGTGATACTTGATTTTCAATAATCACTCCATCCAAGGTTGCTATAATCGATCCAAAACGTTCATCAAATATTTTTTGTATATTTCGTCCTATTGTAATCAAATCAATTTTGGAAGCATTGGTATTGGATACTATCACGGGTTCAAAGCAGTGATTATAAATATATTCATTCATCACAGAAATCAAATCCGCCTTTTTCATTGGTTTTTGATATTGAATATTGTATTTGTCTGCCAATTCAAAAAGAGCTTGAATTTTTTGTTTGTTTATAAAAGATGGTTTCAGTTCTGCAGTAGGTATTAAGAATGTTTGTTTCTTGGAATGTATTTTACAATAGCATTTTGTGTTTTTGGAAAATTTGGCGGGTTTATTGCATGGAACATTGTGTTTGTCTACATGACAACACTTCATATTTGTTTCTGGTGTTGCATTGTATTTGGTCAAATTGACAGAATCCCATTTTTGAA